GACGAGTCCCGCGTCGAGCGCCGCGCGTGCCGAGAGAAAGGTCTCGCGGTCCATCAGCCGGCGCAGCGCGTCGTGCGAGGTCTTTCCGCGCACCTTGCCCTCGTAGGCCGCAATAATGCTTTCTGTAATACTCTCGAGCATCTGCACGCTCTCGCGGTGCACGCCCTGGTTGCCCTCGGTAATGGTGCTCGGCAGATGGATCATCACCTGACCCACCGGCGACACCGCCGCCGTATCTGCGCCCGCCATGACGACGCTCGCTGCCGACCCTGCGAGGCTCTGCACCTCGGCGCGCGTGTGCACGCCCTGGCGGGACGCGTTCCGCAGCAGGCTGTACATCTCGAACCCCGCGAACACCGAGCCGCCGCCCGAGTTGATCTCGAGCACGAACTCCTCGCCCTCCGGGTTCTGCGCGAGCGCGCCGCGGATGTCCGCCGGGCAGCTCGCCGGAATGCCCCACCAGCGCAGGATCGGCGCGTCGCCGTCCGCTACGATGTGGCCGTTTAATCTGTATCGCATCCTCACTCACCTCCTTCCCTACCGTTGCCGCCGCCGTTGCGGCTGCGGCTGAGTTCCCTGAAATCCTCGAGCGGTACATAGTTGAGCGATGCCAGTCTGTCGCCGCCGCCGGGCACGTCCGGCAGATCCTCGAGCGCGCGGATGTCGTTGACGGAGTAAACGCCGTTCTGGTGCATGGTCTGGTACCACGCGCCGCGGGCGCTCCAGTCGCCCCTCAGCTCGCCCATCATGTTGCGCCGCAGCTGTAAGCCTCGTGCGCTCTCGCTCTCGAGCAGCAGCTTGTGCGTGTCCTCCTGCTCGTGCTCGGAAACGATGGGGCTGAGCGTTCGCTGCATGTACTCGATGGCGGCCTGTGTGTTCGCCGCATAGCTTTCCTTGCCTGCGCCGAGCTTGTAAAACGGAATGTTGAACAGCCGCGCGATGTCCTCGACGCTCGCCGCCTTGGTCTCGATGAACTGCGCGTCGCGGTTCGTGGCCGTCAGCGGCGTGTATTTCAGGCCTTGGTCGAGCACCGCGATGCGGAAGGCATTGTCCGCGCCGCTGTGGATGCTCTCCCAGTTCTCGCGGATGCGGTTTTTCAGATCGATGGCGTTGCCGTTCTCGTCGAAGCGCGTTTTGCTCGAAAGGTCGGTCTCGGTCGCGAGCACGCCCGACACCTGTCCGCCGTTTTTGTAGTAGTTGGCCTCGTACCGCTGCGCCTGCAGCGCCGTCTCGATGGTCTCCGCGCCGCGCCTGAGGTAGCTCACGCCCTCGAGGCCGTCGGTGGAAAATGCCTTGTAGTGCAGCACATCCTCCGGCCAGAACTTGCGGTATTCCTGCGTCTTCGGGTTAATGCCCACGTACCACAGCTTTGCGTTGCTGTCGAGCAGCGGCATCATGGCCCCCGGCGCGATCGGCAGCAGCTCCACCGGCACGCCCCACTTGTCGCGCAGAATGAGCGCGTAGGCGTTGCCGTAGGCGATGCGCCGCGACTCCATCAGCTTGTGATAGTCGAACGCCGTCAGCGCCTCGGTCGGCCTGCTCGTCAGCAGCCGCAGCGCCGGGTGGTCGGTCACGCGCTCGCGCGTACCGCTGTCCATCAGGTACACCGGCATCTTCGCGATGCTGTCCGAGATGATCTCGATGCAGGCGTTCACCGCCGGCAGCTTCATCGCCTGCATTTCCTTTCCGCCGAACAGCGGCCGGTCGCTGCTGTACCAGCCCGTCGGGTCGTCGAGCGTCAGCGTGCCGCCCTGCCCGGTGACGCGCCGGATAAACTGTCCGATCATGCGCTGTCACCCCCGATGGCGGAGATCACGCCCTCGGCGATGAGGAACACCCCGGCCGCGATGAACGCCGCCGTCACGCTGACCATCGTCAGTCCGACAACGATGCAAACAGCGCCGCCGCAGACCAGAAGATCGGGCAGAATTTTTGTGATATCCTTCATGCCTCTGTCACCTCCTCGGGCACATCTGCGTCCAGCTCGTCGAGCAGGGCGCACTCGTCTGTCGTCGCGATGCCGATGTAGGCGAAAAACGCAGCTCGCGCGTGCGCGTCCTCGCCGTGCTTCTCCTCCCACATCTCCACCGCCTCGCGCCATGTCACCGTGCGGCACTGCTCGTTGCGGCCGGCCGCGATGCGTCGGATCTCTTCCTCCGCCGCGATGTAGTTCAGCTTCTTCTTGCGCATGTAATCTCACCCCCTTTCACATGTGCCAGTCGCTCGCCGCCACGCTGTCCGCGAGCGTCGGCTCCGGCGTCAGCAATGCCGTGGCGAACGCGATGATCCACGCCACCGTCATGTCGATGCGGCCGCGGCTGCGCTTTTTCGTCGGCTTGATGTTCTCGTTGTCGTCGGTGATGCACCGCACGTTCAGGAAGCACTGCCGCGCCGCCGTGTTGTGCACGTGCAGCATCTCGTGCTCGCGGATGAGCCGCTCGAGCTCCTTCATCGGCGGCGAGATCGTGCGGATACCCTGCGGGATCTCCACCACCTCGGTCGCCGTCCCGGCGAGC